TCTTTATTGTTTCAACCGTACATATTAGAATGTAATGGATTTCATCCGAAAACCTTAGAGGGGCATTTTGATCCTGAAAAAATTTTTTTATGAACATGATAAAACTCTCGCTCTTTTGGTCCGTTGTAGGTTAGGGTAGTTTGCTTTTTTCGCACGGCCGCGCCGACATAACGATAACATTATATAATACACTGTCCAATGAGACTGCTGCACGAACGAATAAAAAGAGGGGCTATTCGTGCCCCTCAACATATCTCATAGAACTATCAGAAATCGATCCATTCGCTGGTGGGTTCGGTGAGTGCAGATTGAGGAGTTGCATCATCAGCACCCCCATTACCAATGATATCCAGAATCGAAAGAATTTCATTACCAGTGTTACCTTGACGGAGCATACCGAGGATAGTTTCGCGGGTCATGAGTTAGTTAGAAGAATGTGAGTAAGTTGGCGGAGTCTTTATAGGGCGCTGCCGTTCCCATAAGTTCAGTTTAGGCGCATACCAGAGAAGAAAGGAAGTGTGCCGCCTTCAGCATCGCGGAAGAACCAAGTGTAGTTCTTTTGGAATACACCTTCAGAACCGATTCCGTGTGCAGAGAGAATAGCATTCAGACGGGATTTGGTGGTGGTTGTTTGATGTCCTCCGTCGAAGATTTGCATCCAGGTATCACCAATGATTGCGATGATGTGACCATAGAGTTTCACGACAGAGGTGTCATTTAAAGAGCAATAGACAACCTCAGTATTATCTTTTTTCCAATCCTTGCTAGCAGCGATAGCGGCGTTCATCTGCTGTTCGATCTTACGCATGAGAGGTGAGGTCGTTTGAACTGAAGTTATTATAGGGGGCAGGAGGTGCCCCCGTGGGGTGTTAGTGGACAGTTCAGTATGTGTACACTTCTGCCTTGACTTCCTGCAGGAGTTTTGCTACCTTGTCCTGTTGCAGTTTGAATACAACTTGGGAGTTACGGTTAGCCTCACTCAGTCCCAGAAATGCCTTGACTCCATTGTTACTGGTGACGCGAATTCGCAGACCACAATCATACTCCTTCACACCATCAGTAAAGAGTAGACGACGGGAACCTTTTGCCTTACCTTTGAGGAAAGGAGTGTAACCCAGTTGAATATAACGAACTGCGGGATGATTGTCGGCACTGTAGACATAAAAGTTCTTTGCCTTGGTATCATTCACCGAAACCATCATCTTGCTGTTAGCATCAATCATTTCAGTTTGAATGAAAGACGCCAACTGATCTGCAGTGAAAGAGTCAAGAACTCCGCTGCAAATGTTATTGAAATCTTGGCGAACTTGCTTTACAAAAGAAACAGCAGAGCGTTGGGATTCGGGCAGTTGGCGATACTCTTTAATTTGGTCAAGAAAGGGGGCAAAGGTATCACCAACAACGTCAGAAACCTTGCTAGTGTTAATCCAATCGAACGAACCGTTCTTTACACCATTCTTGTGTTTGTCTGTCCACTTGATACCAAGCTCAGGATCAAATGCGTCTGCTTTGTTCTTCGTTCCGCCGAGCAGATAGATTTTATCAGATGCAAGACCGAAACGCTTTTTGAGAGTCAGAGCGACTCCTTCATTGTTGACGCCTTCACGATGAACGCGCCCAGTAGTATCAAAACCTTGTGCCATGTTTTTAATGTGGAGTTCCACGAATAGGGTTTAAATGTGTTCCGTCTTTATAGGGCGCGGAACGTTCCCATCAATTAAGCAGCGATTGCAGATTCCATAGCAACCTCCCGCGTATCCAACAGAGAGTAATCATAACCCTGATTCTCCTGCAGTTCTACTTGATAGGCAGTCGCAGCAGAGAAGCAATCAAACAAGCGGAGGGAAGAAAAGTTCTCACCCTCATAATCAAAACCACCGATCACAGCGTAGACTTTCATCTGAGGCGTTTCGTTTGAACTGAAGTCAGTATAATGGGCAGGAGGGGGGTCTGTGGGCAGTTGGTGGACAGTTGCTCAACTGGTCGCCGCGGCCACTCAGTTTGTGTTACTTAGTGGCGAATGAGTTAGTATCAGTCAGACACCGCAGGTTCGCCTAACAGTTCGGGATAGTATTCGTTACACTCACCGAGCAACTCTTCATCGGAATAGTTATCATAACCCTCATTCAGATAATCATAACAAAGTTGGGTCATTGTCTTGAGATCCATGTTATCCAACATCTGCTGAATGAGAGCATCTTGGAGTTCAGAACGATTCATTAGAAACCTCTTGAATGACTTCAGTAACGGTGATGATTTGTTTGTCTTCGTTAATGTATTCGGTTTGAATCAGGTTAGGACCGACTTGCATCATTCCGATGATGTAAGCAGCAGCAATTTCAATCATGATTCAATAATCGTAATCGGCGTTCAGATAATCATTCATGTTGAACGATTCTTCATCTTTGAGTTCAGGAATGTCCAGATCAAAGATTTCACCAGGCATGTCCTGGATTTCTTGCCAGAGTTCATCAAACATGATCAAATCTCCTTGAAAGAATCAGTTACCGAAGAAAGAATCAAACTCATCTGCAACACGTTCGATCAGATAATCGGTTGCATCAAGATCAAAAACATTGCAGACAAAATCTACACAATCATTGAGATCTGTGTGATTGTTGCACATAAACTCACGAAGGGCAGGTGCAATCTCCAGATCGAACATGTGGACTTCGGAGGCAGTAGGCATTGCGGTTGTTTGAACTGAAGTCATTATAGACACAGGGGGCGGCGGTTCGCTGGTCAGAGTGGACACCCTGTAGACCGTCACGCGGGCAGCCGCCCTGAGTATACCTAACCCTTATGCTGCTGTTTGAAACCTACCGCTGTTAAAGTTATGATAGCTGAAGACCTCACGATTCACGAGTTTGAACATACCAAACTCATTGGTCATTACATAACCCTCAGCATCAATACGATTGCCGTTCACATAAGCAGCAGGACCATCATTACGGCACAGGAACAAACAATCATCTTTGATAGACTTAACCAATGCCCACAAACGAATCAGGTTAGGGTCACAATCAAAGTCCTCTGCAGCAATCTGATCACCAGCACGAATGCAGGCATTGATTTGCTGTTTGATCTTTGCTGCTTCCTTATCAGTTACGAACTCACACGCAGTAGACATTTGACGAGCAAACTCTACAACTTCTTTTACATCAGCAAACGATTCTTGACGATAAAGAATGTATGCATCGGGTTTTACAAACTTAACAGTTTCAGTATCATTCCAAATAGCACGGTCAGGCATTGCGACTGCCTCACGCAGATCATTCTCTGCAAAGTAACACGTATGAGGTGCAATGATGATCTCTTGAGTTACTACCTCACCAAACTTGTAAGTAATCGTGTTGGGGCAATACTCATCACTACCACCAAAACCAATAAAATCACCTTGGTAGACAGTATTGGTGCGAGGAAGATAATCAAAGCAAGAATGCAGAATAGACGCAACCTCACCTTGATAGAACGCATCAATTTCTTCATGAGAGTGAGCAATGCGGATTTTCTTTTTGTTAAAAACTGCTTTAGTTCCTACAAAGAACTCACCGTTTGCGGGATCGATCCCCCATACAATTGCGGGAGCACCATCAATCTTAACGCTGAGAGTCCCAGCACTAGTGAACCAATCAAGAACAGTAAGATCGCCCGTGAGGATAACATCTTCGGGGTGTTCGAGGTGTTTGTTTTGCATACTGTGTATGATAGGGCATTTCGGGACGCTTGGGCGATTTTGTGGACAGTACGGGAACTGGCTCACGAACCCTCTGGCTGCCCCCTAGGATGCCCTAGAATAGGGTCACAAGCGAATGAGGGGAGATGTATCCCTGCAGACGACAATTATCGACACCGAAGCAGCCTTGAAATATTATAAAACAAAATATAAAAAAAGGGAGGCATTGTGCCCCCCTGTTTGATTCAGTGATTACGGAAGATGTGGCAGGAACGGTATGATGTACCGTCGTTGCAGGAGGTGAAATCATAACGCAGATTGGTCTCCCAAGTTGCTTCCCAATCCACTACAATTCCATCGGGCACATAGTTACCCATTTCATTGTGATAGTGTTCAGCAAAATCTGCCTCATCATCGAAGCAACCCTGATAACGCTCATCACAGTCTTCGATGTAGCTAACGTCGCCCTGTTCAGAGATCAAAGAATCAACTGCCTCGTAACCGATTGCTTCACCACAACGAACATACTCTTCATAATATGCTACGAAATCGCTTTCGTTATACTCATCGATGAACTCCAGCATGTCATCCAGAGCATAATTCTCATTGAGCAGTTCATCAATCTTCTCAACAGTTTCGGTGTTGAGAGTTTCTTTGTAGTTGGCGGTCAGAGTGATCGACATCTGTGATTTGTTTGAACTGAAGGTACAATACACGGGATGGGGGACCATTGCAACCACCCATGGGACAGTTCCCCAACCGTCACACGGGCAGCTGCGATTCTCAATAAGAAAGTTTATTGAGAATCAGAACAGTTAGTTATACTGTAGCAGGTGCAATTGATACTTCAACTCGTTTCAGGTTTAAACCACCGAGTTGATCATTCACACGCTTGCAGATAACATCTGTAGGGTTTTTCAGTTTAGACTTTTCATACCAAATAGTACGGCAGCCATCATAAGTCTCAACCTGAATACGAATAGTTTTCATGATCAAACTTCAGCGAGTTTACGAAGGTTATTCATGATGTCGTAGATCTCCATTTGATCCATATCTACGTGATCAAGATCTACAGGAGCGAACTCATGAAAGTTAACACTACCATCAGAATATACGGGAGCATAATACAACTCATCTCCATCTTCTTGGGCGAGAGAGTATACACAACCGTGCTCGGGGTAAGTGATGAAAATCATGTGAATTCCTGAAGACTTAAGTACAATACACGATCCATCCCCCCATGGGGAGAATAGTGGACAGTTCACGAAGATGCACAGTAGATCTAGAATTCCTGCAGATTATCTGGTATTGAGATTAATATTACCAGAGATCGTTAACATCTTCGACATAAACTTCAACCTTTTCATCACCTTCGAGATTGAACAGTTTATCATAATTAATGTCCCGAGCATTAAAGTCACTATAAACATCAAACTCTAGAGTAACCCGAACCCGTTGCTTTTGACCTTGAAGATAAGAAACCATTGCCCTTTTGAGTAACTTTGAACAGTATAATCAAGAACAAGTAATAAGTCAAGGGGGACAGATGATATACTGGCACACACTTGATTACATGTATATATGTGTTATGATATAAAATCTAGAGTGTATGTATGTAAATCTACACACACTAGATGGTGTGGGAAGGGGTGAGTGGGGTGCAGCACGATTCTTGCACTATGCATAAGTCTAGTTGCATACACACACATTCTTGCACTTATGCACATGAATCTAGTTATGTATTATGATGCTATGATGAATCTAGTTCTATTATACGATGATGTGCGAATCTCGAAGAGCTAGTTGAGAATTATGATGATCTAGTACTGTATATGATGATATGATGAATCTCGATGTATGATGCGAATCTAGTTGTGTGTTGCAGAATCTAGTTCGCCTTATAACTATACATGATCTCGAAGGTCTCGTCAAGTTTTTATGTGCGCGACCCCTGATAGGATTTTTGCCCGCCCGCTTGACTTTTTTAAGGACTCGTGGTATCATGCGGGCTTAGATCACAAGACCTCAGCACATTTATAAGACATTTATAAGACATTTATAAGACATTTATAAGTACATAAAGATATTCTATTCTCAATAACCATTGATATTGAGAATCAAATAAAACACGTACATATATTTTTTAATACATTTTTTAATTAAATTAAATGGAAACATTAGATAATCTATT